AGCTGTTCGGCAAAGACGTTGGTTCCCGACACCTGGCCGCCCGGCGTGTCCCCCAGGATCAGGACGGCGCGGACGTCCGGCGAGGCGTGCGCGAGCTCCAGCTCGCGGCCGAGCGTGTCAAAGGAGGCGCCGGCCGGGGTGGAGGCGCCGTTGACCATGCTGGCGTGCGGGAAAAGCGGGCCGATCATCGGCAGCAGGGCGACGCCGTCGCGCACGGTGACGGTGCGCGACCCGGCTAGCCGTTGCCCGCCGGCGACCGCCGCGGCCAGCACCTCGGCCCGGTCCTCGCGCAGCCGCGCCGCCGCGGCCAGGTCGCCGCCCTCGCGGCCGGCGAGCGCCAAGCCGATGCGGAAATAGGGCTCCGTGATCGCCCACGGCTCGGCGAGCGCGAGCTCCAACAACAAGCGGCTCATTCGTCGTCCCCTTCGCCGGCCGGCGCGTCGCCGGCGTCCTTCTGGTCGGTGGTGGTGTCGTCGGCCTCGGCCGGCGCCGGCAACGCCGCCGGCGCGGTCGGCGCGCCGATCAGCGGCAAGCCGCCCTCTTTGCGCATGCGCGCCTCCTTCACCCGCTGGACGTGGTCGCGCTCCCAATCGTGGCCGAGCGCGGCGCTTTCGCGCTGTTCGGTGGACGTGCCGTTTTCGATTCGAAGGCGCGCGGCGTTGGCGGCCTTGACTTCGTCAAGCACCGGCTGACGCGGCCCGGTCCACTGGACGCCGAGCCAGGCCGCCCGCATCAGCGGATCCCGGAAGAAGCCCGGCGCGTCGAGCCAGCCGCGCGCCACCGCCTCGGCAATCACGCTTTCATAGACCGGGGTCGCCCAACCCGAGACCAGCCAGGCCCGGCGCGTCTGCACCGTGTTCCAGAACATTTCCAGCGCGGCGCGGCTGGCCGAATAGGAGCTGGAGAAGTGGCGCAACAGCACCTCGCCCGGAATGTCGAGCGCGACGCCGATTTGTTTGACGATGGCGAGGAAAAACGGCTCGAACGACGCGCTCGGTCGCGCCGGCGTGAAGGGGTCGAGTTCTTCGTCGTCACCCAAATCCACGATCATGCCGGGCTCGGTGATGACGAGCGGCGGGGCGGCCGCCCCGCCCGCCGGGCTGGCGAGCCCGGCCGAGCCGCCGCCGGCCGGCGTGCGGCGCTTGACCGCAAAGCAACTGTTCATGACGGCGGCCATGATTTCCGCCTCGCTGTGGCGGTCGAGCTGCTTGATAAGCTCGATGACGGGCGCGAGGTAGGGGACGCCGCGCGGCTGGCCGGGGCGTTCCTGGCGGAACAGGTGCAGCACGTTGCGGGCGCCCGAGCGCGCGCCGAAGGCGGGCACGCGCGCCCAGCTCAACGCGCCGGCGTCGCCGGGGTGGCGGTCGGTGAAGTGGTAGGCGACGGGCGCGCCGAAGGCATCACGCTCGACGCCGCCGGCGAGCGCCGGCGTGTCGGGCCGGCGGTGCGGGTTGCTGCACCGGTCGGCCTCAACGAGCTGGTATTTGGTCGCGAAGGGGGAGCCCGGCCGCTCGGCGTAGAGCCGCAGCCCGAAGACGTCGCCCGACACCAGCGACGAGCGGAACGCCAGGTCGGTCAGGCCGGCGAAATTGAGCGTGCGCGCGGCGTCGAGCTCGACGCCGTCGGAGGCGAGGCACCACAGCCGTTCGGCCTTGGCCTCCCACGCCTCGGCCGCGGCGTCGGACAGGCCGAGCACCGCGCGATCAATCGTCGGCTTGGCCGTGAGCCCTTTGCCGACGACGGCGTTGACTTGCGCGTTGATGGCGCCGGCCGCCACCGGGGCGTTGCGCACCAGGTCGCGGCTGTTGGACCGCAGCCGCACCACCTCGGGCAACAGGTCGCGCGCGGCCGACAGGGCGCGCGTCGTCCACCCCGCCATCGCCGGCTTGTAGGCCGCCCCGGCGTAGGACCCGCCGCGCGCGTCCGACGCCGTCGGCTCGGACAACTCGCGGTAAGCCGCCAGCCGCGCGCGCGCCTGCACCCGCGCCACGCCCCAGCCCGGCGCCACCGCGCCGATGGCGCGATCCAGGGCGTTCGGCCGGACGGCCGGGAGACGGCTCATCGCGGCACCCCGACCGAGAAGGACAGGCCGCGCCCGCGCGACAGCCGGTCGAGCTTGGCCTCCCAATAGTCGATTTGCCGGCGCACCTCGGCCGCGTCGGCGCGGGTCAGCTTGCGCCCGGCGATCTCGTAGGATTGCGCGGCGGCAACGGCGGCCGAGGCTGTGAGCCACAGGTCCAGTTGCGCTTGCGCTTGCTCGCGTGTGATTGCCATCAGTCCCTCACAGTCTCACGCCGCCGCGGACGCCCCGTTGGCGCCCGCCGGCGGCGACCAGGGCCGGCGGCCCGGCCAGAAAGGCCGCCACCGCCCCGACCGGCGCCGGCGCCACCGTCGCGGCCGCCACGGGCACCGCCTGGACCGGCGGCCGCTCCCAATCGACCCGGCCCGGCCGCAGGCGCAGGAACGCGACGGTGCCGTACACCTCCAAATCCCAGGTTTCGTTGCGACGGCGCCGCTTGACCCACAGGCCGTCTTCCTTTTCCTCGGCGAACAGCTCATCGAAAAAGCGCTGCGGGAAGTCGGACGGGTAGTGCATCGCGGTCGGGCCGGGCTCGGCGCGCGACAGGCGGTTGTTCAGCACGTCCTTGATCGCGTGGCCGCCAACGATCCACAGCCGCGGGCCGGACTGGTCGGGCTTGCCGCTCGGCAAGGTGTCGAGGTAGGTCGGTTCCTTGGCGATCATAGGCGCCTTGGTGGTGTTGGCGCCCTTCACGAGCGTGATTGCCAGCTCGGGCACGCCGGCGGCGACCGCGGCCCGCCAGAACGCCTTGGCGTTGTCGGTGACGCCGTCCATGCCGCCCGTGTCAATCGCGGTGGTGGCGATGGGCAGCACCCGCGCCGGGTCGGCCGCCAACGGGTAATGCCGGCCGACGACGTGGTCGAGCAGCACCGACCAGTGTTCGGGATGCGTGGCCGGGGCAAGGTCGGTGCGCTGGTCGGCGAGCTGGCGCAGATCGAACCGATCCACGCACCAGCGCTCGCCGGTTTCGGCGTGACCGGACACCATCACGGCAAAATAGCCGCCCTGGATATCGACTTGCGCGGTCAGGAAGCGCACGCCGGCGGGGACCGTCCCCAGCCGGTAGCCCTCGGCCTCGGCCCGCTTTGCGACCGTGTCCGCGTCGGCCTGGACGGCGCCTTTGGGGACGTAGGGCAGGCCGAGCACGGTGTTGACGAAGGTCTTCAACGGCTCATCGTCGCCGGTGTGCTCGAAGTGAAGCTCGGCCTCGACCTTTTCCGCGGCCAGGTCGCCCCAGGTCTTGAAGGGGTTGCACAGCCCATGCAGCCAATAGGAGGCGATGCGGTTCGGCGCCGCCGCGCCGTGCAGGCGGCCGCCGGCGTCGATCCGCACGCCGGCGGCCAGCCAGACGCCGCGCGCCATCATCGCCGGCTTTTGGCGGCCTTCGTGCGGGAAGCCGCAGGCCGGGCAGACGACGCGCACCAGCTCGCGCGCCTCTTCGGCCGTGGCGCCGGCGGGGACGGCGAGGTCCCGCTCGGTCGGGCGGCGCTGGTCATCGAAACCGGGCGTCCAATACTCGCCGCATTGCTGGCACGGCCACGCCCACAGGTTCCGGTCGCCCTTGCGCCACAACGGCACGATGCCCGAGGCGCCGCCCGGCTTGGACGGCGAGGAAATGACCAGCGTCTTGCCTTCCTTGCCGTAGCTGGTCGTTCGCCGGCGCGCGAGGTCCACCGGGTCGCCCTCGCCGTCGATGTCGTTCGCCATGCGGTCGCGTTCGTCGATCACCACCAGCGGCACCGGCTTGGACGCGAGGTTTTGCGCGGTCGGCCAGATGGCGTCAATCCGCATGCCCGACTGGAAAACCTTAGTATAGGCCGTGTCGTCCGAGCGGCCGCGGCCGAGCTGAGACCCGACGTCGGGCGACGCCTCCAACATGCGGCTCATGCGGCGCTTCATGAAGTCCTTCGCCGCATCCTGCGCCGCGAGCAGCACCAGGACGTCAACCGGCCGGTAAAGGACGGCGTGAGCGCAGACGTTGAGCAAGAGCTCGGTCTTTGCGAACTGCGACGGGCCGACCACCACCACCACCGACACGGCGCGCGAGGTCATGCGCTCTTGCGGCTCGACCAGATAGGGCACCTTGGCGTGCGACCAGGCGACGGCGGCTTTCAGCCCGTCGCCCTTCAAGCGCCGGTGCCGCTCGGCCGCCTCGGCGACGGTGACCCGGCGCGGCGGCCGCACGGCGGCGGCCAGGGCGAGCACCAGCTCGGCGGGGTCGCGGAAGGTGGCGGCCGGGGTCACGCGCCCCCCTGTCCGCCGAGCTCGGCGGCGAGGCCGGCGAGCGCATCAGAGAAATCGTTCAAGGCGGCGTCGAGGAAGTCGAGCGCGGCCGCGGTCACGTCCTCCGACCATCCGAACTCGGCGGCGAGATGGTCGGGCAGGGCGCGCACCGACGCCGTGAGTTGCTGACCGGCCCGCGCGACGTAGGACCGGCCGTCTTCGAAGCGCACCAGCTCGCCGCGCTCGCGGCCGAGCTTGAGCGCGTCGAGCTCGGCGCGGATCAGCTCGGCGCGTTGCC